TCCTTCGGCAAGGACTTCACCGACTCCCGGGTGATCGACTCCCAGGCAATCGGCAGCGACAGGAACCTGCGAGCGGCCGCCGTCGCGGCCTTCTTGCTCGGCGCGCGTGCCATGCCGAGGCCGGTCGGCCGGTGGGTCACCGTCCATTCGTGGGGATCCAGCACAGCCTCGCCCGAGTCCAGGGTTCGCCCGAGAATCGAGCGATGGACGCACAGGGCCTTGCCGACTGTGGTGGCTTCAACGGAGACGTAGCCGACCGGCTCGGCCAGTCGCGCCGGCCCGATGGGCAGATCGAGTGTCAGCTTGCCCATCACGCCACCACCTTCAGGCCGGCCCGCTCCATGCGGTTGAACAGCGCCTGCATCCCCTTCGCGGCATTGACGAACTCGCGCTGGAGCTGGGCGGCCTCGTCCTCCGGGGCCAGCGGCTGGGGCTCGGCGTAGCCGGCCTCCCGTGCCTCGAAGCACGCCAGGATGTGCACGCCCTCGATGCGCGCGCGCCGGCGGATGTAGGCCAGCTCGGTCGGCGCCAGCTTCTCGCGCTTGGCGTCGTTGCAGCAGTCGGCCAGCCACCGGCCCGCGGCGTCGGGCGCCAGGTCGGGCTTCATCTCGGAGCCGATCTTCTTGAAGCCGCCCAGGGCCTGCACCGTGGCCCGGATGGCCTCGTTGTAGTCCTCGACGAACAGGGGGATTTGGTCGCTCATGGGCGCTCGTCCTTCGCAGTCCGATGCCGTCGGACAGCGTCGGACACGCTACCCGTGGCAAAAAAAGGGGCATGAACACGAACCGCCACGGCCCAGCCACCCGCCCACCTCACCCCTGCAGGGGAGGGACAGGCGCGGGTGGACGGGTGGCGGCGCATGGGTTAGGCGGCCTCGGGCTTCGAGGCGCCGCGCTCCGGCGGCGTCGCGCCGGTGCTGAACAGGTTGTGCAGGCGCACGGCGGCCATGCCGCCCGGCTCCTTGGTGCGCCCCTGCTTGATGTCGGACACCCACGAAACCGACTTGCCGCACGCCGCGGCAAGGCCGGTTAGCGTCCAGCCGCGGGCCTCCAGGGCAATGACTTTTTCCGACCAGGTAGCGTTCAAAGGTGGGTCTCAGGTGGGCCTGCCGCCTAGACTATGGCATCCCATAGTCGGAAGTCAACGGCATGCCATAACCGGATGCCGTAAGGATTCCGACATGACCCTCGGCCAGCGAATCAAGGAAGCCCGCAAGCTCCGCGGTAACATGTCGCGCAAGGAGCTGGCGCGCCGCACCGGCATCCCCTACCCGACCCTGGCCGGCATCGAGAACGAGGATCAGATCGAATCCACGCAGACCCCGGTGATCGCCGAAGTGCTGGGCGTCAACGCCCGCTGGCTGGCCACTGGGAAGGGGCCGCGGGACGCACCGATGGCCGAGGAATCGGAATGGGACGACATCCGCGGCTACGCCCAGGCCGCTGACCTGGGCGACGGCGCCGCGCCGGACGAGTACGCCGAGGCCCACAAGCTCAAGTTCCGCGCCAGCAGCCTGCGCCGGAGGGGCCTCCAGGCCGAAAACCTGGCCGTGTACTACGGCGCCGGCGACTCGATGGAGCCCGTCATCCAGGACGGGGACGCGGTTATGTTCGATCGCTCGCAGACCCGGCCCAAGGACGACGAGCTGTTTGTGGTGCGCCATGAAGGGCACTACCTGGTCAAGCGGCTCCAGAAGATCGGCGGGACGTGGTGCCTGGTCAGCGAGAACCGGGCCGACCCGAAGTGGCGCAAACCCGTGGCAGTGCAGAACGGGGACGACTTCGAGATCGTCGGCAAGGTGGTATGGATTGCCCGGTGGGTCGGATGAAGCGCCGGCCAGCCGAGATCGTGCTGCTGGTGCTGGGCGGCCTGGTGCTGGTCGGGCTGTTCATGGCCCCGCTGTGGACGGCAATCCTTTCGGCCGCGGCCATGGCGCTTGAAGGCAATGGCTGGGCTGCTGCCGGCATGCTGGCGCTGATCGTGGCCGCCGTGGCCTGGTTCCTGTACGACCTCCGAAAAGACCCCTAAGCCGCTGATCTAGCTGGCCCCTGCCTCCCCTGAAAAAAAGTTATGGCATCCCATTGACTCCCGGGTTATGGCATGCCATAGTCTCCCCATCGGCCCACCCCAACGGGCCGGGGAGACAGCCATGCAGCAGCCCGCAACCAGCAATAAGCCCCTTTTCGACACCTCGACCTACCGGCAGGAGTGCATCGCCGCCGGCATGGCCTTCAAGCGGTTCCTCGACGAGCTGCGGGCGCAGGGGCACGCGTTCGACGTGCCCGACGCCGAGCTGGCGCAGGAGCTGGACGACCGGCTGGGCCTGGGCAGCCCGTTCGAAGCGACGTTCTTCATGGTGGCTCGCGGCCTGTCGCTGACGGAGGCCGCTGACGCGCAGCGGAGTGCCGGATGAACCGCAGCAGCAGCCTGGCCAGCACCGCCATCGATCGCACGGCCGACTACTACGCCAAGCCGGAAGTGCGCCAGCGGCCGGACTTCGCGCCCCGGCACCTGCGCGGAGTGGCGCTGCAAGAGGAAATGCGCCGGCGCTGGGCTACCCGCCCCGAGCCGGCAACCAATCCCGATGCCTACCTGGAGAACAGGGCATGACCACCCTGCACGACATGGCCGAGGCCGTGCGCCAGGCCGAAAGCCTCCAGCGCCAGCCCCGCACGCTCGACGAGCTCCCCGAAATCCGCGACCAGCACCGCGAGGCGCTGGCTGCCATCCCCACCCCGAAAGCCCCGGAGGATCGACTGTGATCACCCCCTTCCCCACCCCGCACCAGCGGGCCGTCCTGCGCGAGCTCGAAAGCTTGTGCACGGACTTCCGCCTTTCCCCGCAGCAGGCCCAGCGGGTCAAAGCCCGCTACCTGGCCGCCGAACGCGAAGGCCGCAGCACCGCCGTCGCCGTCGCCGAGGCCCGCCGCGAGCTGCGCGGACGCCCGACTACCCACACCAGCAGCGGCCCGAGCGCCGCGTAGGAGACCCCGTGTCCAACATCGCCCCCATGAAGCGCGACAGCGCGCTCGTCACCCAGGAGCACGCGGAGGCCATCCGCACCGCCCTCAAGTCCAGCCTCTACCCCGGCGCGTCCGATGCCTCGGTGGATCTGGTGCTGGCGTACTGCAAGGCTGCCGGCCTGGACCCGATGCAGAAGCCCGTGCACATCGTCCCGATGTGGGACAGCAAGACGCGCGAGATGCGTGACGTCGTCATGCCCGGCATCGGCCTGTACCGCACGAACGCGGCGCGCACCGGCGAGTTTGCCGGCATGAGCGAACCGGAGTTCGGGCCGATGGTCACCGAGCGCATCGGGAACCGGGAAATCACCTATCCGGAATGGTGCAAGGTCACCGCCTACCGCCAGCTGCCGTCCGGCCATGTCGCTGAGTTCACGGCCGTCGAATACTGGATCGAGAACTACGCGATCAAGGGCGGCAAGGAGCAGGACCAGTCGCCGAACGCGATGTGGTCGAAGCGCCCGCGCGGCCAGCTGGCGAAGTGCGCCCAGGCCCAGGCGCTGCGCATGGCTTTCCCGGAAGCCACCGGCTCGATGCCGACCGCGGAGGAAATGGAGGGCAAGTCGATCATCGAGGGCGAGCTGGTGCCGCAGCAGGCGCCGCCGGCGCGCGCGCCCGAGCTGCCGCCCTACCCCGAGGCCGACTTCGCCAAGAACCTGCCGGCCTGGGGTGCGGCCATCGAGTCCGGCAAGAAGACCGCCGCGCAGATCGTGGCCATGGTCAGCACGAAGGGCGTCCTGAGCGACGAGCAGAAGGCGCGGATCTTCGACTACGCGCCGCCGGCCGGTGATCCGGACGACGAGCCCCAGCAGCCCGGCCACGGAGAAGACGCATGAAGACCCTGACCCTGCAGCAGGGCAGCCCCGAGTGGCTGGCCCACCGCCGCACCACCCGCAACGCCAGCGATGCGCCGGCGATGATGGGCGCCTCGCCCTACGTCACGCGCGCGCAGCTGCTGCGCCGCGTGGCCACCGGCATCGAGCCGGAGATCGACGACGCCACCCAAGCGCGCTTCGACCGCGGCCACGAAGTCGAGCCGGCGCTGCGCGCGCTGGCCGAGGGCCTGATCGGCGAAGACCTCTACCCCGTCACCGGCGTCAGCGACGACGGCTACCTCGGCGCCAGCTTCGACGGCGTGACCCTGGGCGAAGACCTGATCTTTGAAGCCAAGCAGGCGAACGCCAGCAAGATCGAGTGCATCGAGCGCGGCGAGATCCCGCCGCAGGACTACTGGCAGGTCGTCCACCAGTTCGCCGTCTGCACCACCGCCCAGCGCTGCCTCTACATGGTCGGCGACGGCACCGAGGCCGGCACGAAGTGGATGTTTATCGAACGCGCGCAGATCGAGCACGACATCCCGAAGCTGCTGGCCGGCTGGGCGCAGTTCGACGCCGACGTGGCGGCCTACGTGCCGGAGCCCGTGCAGGCTGAAGTGGTGGCCCAGCCCGTCGCCGGCTTCGGCACCCTGTCCCTGCGCGTCGAGGGCCGGGTGCTGGCCTCGAACTTGGACACCTTCAAGGCCGACGCCGAGGCCTTCATCGCCCGCCTGCCGAAGCCGTCCGACCTGCAGACCGACCAGGACTTCG